TTAGGAGATTAATTATGATGCAAACTGACGTAAAATCAACGGCGTGTGCTAACGCTGCTACAACAACAGTATTTAATGGCCCAGCTCGTGTAAAAGGCGTGGCAATTAGCTATGCTTCAGGCGGAGTGGTTTCAATTGCTAACAACACAAGTAACGTATTTGTATTTACAGCCCCTGCCGCTGCTGGAACGCTTAATGTTTTAATTCCTGATGCGGGCATACGTTGTACTGGTAACGTTACAGCTAACTGTGTTGGCGCAACTGCGGTAGTATTTTATGGCTAAGAAAAAAGGTCCTTCTCTAGCAATAGGTCGTGGTGAAAAGCTTCCTGTTTCTCAAGGGGCTGGACTGACCGCCAAAGGTAGAGCTAAATATAACGCTGCTACTGGATCTAACCTAAAGGCTCCACAGCCCGAAGGCGGTTCTAGGAAGAAGTCATTCTGCGCCCGTATGTCTGGTATGCCCGGTCCAATGAAAGACGAAAATGGTAGACCTACTCGTAAAGCGGCTAGTTTATCTAGGTGGAAATGCTAATGAGCACTATTGATCCAATCGAAACGGCAAGAGAGTTAGCCACCCACGCTAGTAATATTCAACATCTACAGGAAGATATGGACAAAATGGTTGCGGAGATGGCAGAAATTAAAATTACGCTCCAAAGCATTGAAAAAACCCTGTCTGAAGCTAAGGGTGGATGGAAAACGTTAATGGCTATTGGCGGTGGAGTTAGTCTTCTCACTGGAATTATTGGCGTAGCTATTGGTTATTGGGGTCATAAATGAAAAAGATGAAAAAATTTGATGATGGTGGTCTTGCTAACGGACGTTTTGTTATGGATGGGGATAGCGGTAGATATGTAGAAGACAATCCTGTTCCTGTAGCTGCTGGTATTGGTCCTCGTATGAATGCGCCTATGGGTGCTGGTATTGGCCCTATGCGTGGTGGTCCTATGGGTGCTGGGCTTGCACCTGTTCTTAGTGATACCGCTGGTGGTTTTGAGTCTAATATGGATAGATTTGATTCCGGCGTACCTTCGGGCATACGTCAAAATCTTGAGCCTATTGGACGAATGTTGCCTCCTATGCTTCGTGGTCAGGGATCAGACGGCGGCAGATTAGATCAATCTATGAGTGCTGGTATGGCTGGTATGAAAAAAGGCGGCGCTGTAAAAAAGGCTAAAGGTGGTACTGTATCTTCAGCTTCCAAGCGCGGCGATGGTTGCGCTGTCAAAGGTAAAACTAAAGGTCGGTTTGTATAATGCCTTCCACTTCAAAGAAACAAGCAAACCTTATGGCGGCAGTTGCTCATAACCCAGCATTTGCTAAGAAAGTTGGTATCTTACAGTCCGTGGGTAAAGATTTTAACAAGGCCGATAAAGGCAAAACATTTAACAAAGGTGGAATTATGAAACCAGTAGACATGGAAAAAAATCCCGGTATGGCTAAATTACCTACCGATGTACGTAATAAAATGGGATATATGAAAAAAGGCGGTATGGCTAGTGACGCCAAAGAAGATATGCCTATGATGAAAAAAGTGGCTAAAGAAGAAGTAATGGGCCATGAAAAAAAAATGCATGGTATGGCTAAAGGCGGCGTAACCCGTGCTGATGGTTGTGTATCTAAGGGTCATACCAAAGGTACTATGATTACTATGAAAAACGGCGGAATGTGCTAAATGACTACGCTAAAAGAAGCTCTACTAGGCACCGAAAAACAGAATAAACAAGGTCAGGCTGAGTTAGATACAGCCGCCCAATCTGGTTCTAACATTGCTAAAATGCTAGGGGGTAAAGAAAAACCCGAACCGGTTAAGCCTGAATCTCCTAAACCAGAAGTTAAAAAAGCTAAAGGCGGTAAAGTTATGAAAAAGACAAAGAAATTTGATGACGGCGGAAGAATTGGCGAGGACGTTCGTGAGCGCGCAATGAGATCTGTTGCCAATCTAACAGATGAAGGCGATGTTGCTACTGTTACTAGAAATGAATATGGAGATATTACTCCCACATTAAGCAGTATGGAAAAAATATCATCACGTAAATCAACGCCAGTTGCTGCAAAAGCCGATCCTATTGTTGCTAAAGATAAATTTACTCCGCCTAAAAAGTCTATTGTTGATGAAATGAAAGATATAGTATTTCCTTCTAATAAATTAAGAAGCTTTAAAGGTTCTGGTGGTAGCGATAGTGCAAAAGTATCTAATACAAATTTGAATCAATTTAAGGATGAGCTTAGTATTCCTAAACCACGCCTTTATGATCCTTTATCTGGATTTGATAAAAAGGGAATGCGATTAAAAGGTCGTGAAACTGATGATCGTAAAAAAGGTGGTTCTATTAAAATGGCTAAAGGTGGTTCAGCTTCCAGCCGTGCAGATGGCTGCGCTATTCGTGGAAAAACAAGAGCATGAAAGCATTAAAAAAAGCTGGCTTTTATGATGCAGGAAAAACTAAAGCCGAACGATTAAAAATTATTGATGCTGTAACCACTAAACCACAGCGGGTAGAGATGGTTGATAAATTATTTTTAAGTAAAAAAATGAAGACGGGTGGTGTAACCCGTGTTGACGGCTGTGTATCTAAAGGTAAAACCAAAGGACGAATGGTATGAGACCCTCCCGTGGTATGGGCGATATAGCCCCATCTAAGATGCCTAAAGGCGAAAAGAAAGCCCGCAGAGACAATACTGATTTTACTCAGTTTGCTGAGGGTGGTAAGGTGGGTTTGTACGCAAATATCAACGCTAAGAAAAAACGGATTGCCGCTGGTTCTGGTGAGAAAATGAGAAAAGTAGGGGCTAAAGGCGCGCCGTCTAAGATGGACTTTATTAACTCTTTAAAAACCGCTAAGAAATGAGACCAGAAGACTTTATTGATCGTCAGCTAGAAACATCGGACAAGCTGTTTAAGGCTATGTTTGAAGACCACAAAGAGCGCATGAAAGATATGGTGCTTTGGGCAGATATGAACTCTGGACTAATGAAAAAGTTAGATGAAAGAGATGAAGCAATAGCAAGACTAACTGCGGAACTTGTCGCAATGAAAGCAGCATCAGGACTATGACAACTAATGGCGCAACTGCATTTAACCTAGATCTCAACGACTTAGTTGAAGAGGCTTTTGAGCGGGCTGGCTTAGAGCTGCGCACGGGTTACGATATGAAAACGGCCCGTAGGTCTTTAAATCTATTGACGATTGAGTGGGCAAACCGTGGCATTAATCTTTGGACTATTGAACAGGGTCAAATCCCTATGGTTACTGGGCAAGCATCATACCCGTTTCCTACCGATACCATCGACCTATTAGACCAAGTAATTCGTACAAATAACGGTACATCTAACCAGATTGATATCAATATCAGCCGTATTTCTGAGTCCACCTACTCAACACTGCCAAATAAGCTCGCACAGGGGCGCCCGATACAAGTGTGGATCAACCGTCAGACAGGTCAAACAAACCCCACCACGGCTGTTTTAACGGCTAATGTAGCCTCTACAGACACAACGATTGATGTAAGTGACGCTACCGTACTAGCTTCTAATGGGTTTATTAACCTAGAGTCAGAAACAATTTACTACGCCAACGTCACTGATAACCAATTGATTAACTGCGCCCGCGCCCAAAACGGCACTACGGCAGCAAGCCATGTATCGGCTACAGTAGTCTATACCAACAACTTACCAAGCATTAATGTTTGGCCTACCCCTAATTCCCCCGGAAGCCAATATATGTTTGTTTACTGGAGATTAAGACGGTTACAGGACGCAGGCACAGGCGTTACTGAGCAAGACATTCCTTTCCGCTTTTTACCTTGCATGGTAGCTGGATTATCTTATTATATTGCCATGAAAAAGCCAGAAGTAGACCCAAATAGAGTAATGACACTAAAAGCAGATTATGAACAGCAGTTCCAGTTAGCCGCCGATGAAGATCGTGAAAAGGCTTCTATTCGATTTGTACCACGCGAAATGTTTTATTGAGGTTATGAATGCCATCAAAATATGCTTCAGGAAAAAACTCGATTGCGGAGTGCGACAGATGTGGTCAGCGCTATATGCTCAAGGAATTAAAGAAACAGGTACTTAAAACTAAACTATATAATATTAAAGTCTGCCCTAGCTGCTGGGACCCGGATCAGCCACAATTACAACTTGGTATGTATCCAATTTCTGACCCACAAGCTGTACGGGACCCAAGACCAGATGTGAGTTATCAGCAGTCAGGTACTAATGGATTACAGATTGACATTAACGGCGGTACTGGGGTTGACGGGTTTGGTAACCCAGATATGGGTAGTAGGGTGTTTCAGTGGAATTGGAATCCCGTAGGTGGTTCAAGAAGATTTGATAATGCATTAACGCCAGATGACTTGAAGGGTTACGGACAACTTGGTACAGTAACAATTAGCATAACTTAAGGAGTATGACATGGGATTTAGAAAATCAGCAGATGGGGTAACTAAGACAGGTAAAACTGATACTCAGGTATTTCCAACAGACGGTAAGAAAGTTATCTTGGGCGGCCCAAAAGCCAGCAAAAGTAGCTTAAACAATAACATGAAGGCAATGGGTCGTAACATGGCTCGTGCTGCAAATCAAAGAGGTCGATAATGGCTAAATTTAGCGAAAAGAAAATGGGCAAAGAAGTTGGCGCGGCTGCTGTATATGCTAAACCACATACCATGAGTGGTAGCCCAGTAAACGAACAGGCTTCAGTAGTTAAGGCTGGTAATGGCGTAGACGAAATTAAAATGTCTGTAGGTAACGTATTTAATAAACAGAACGATGAAGTAAAGACTTCGGGTATTAAGATCCGCGGTACTGGCGCGGCTACTAAAGGTGTTATGGCTAGAGGACCAATGGGCTAATGAATTACCAAGACCTGTTCGATCAGATTCAAGCCTATACGGAAAACCAATTTCCGGCGACTTATCTCGCCAATGGAAGTACAGTCAGCTATACAACGCAGATTAATACTTTCATTCAGCAGGCGGAAGAGCGCATCTATAACACGGTGCAAATCCCTTCTTTGCGGAAAAACGTTACAGGAAATTGCTCTTCGACCACGACTTACTTAGGATGTCCTAACGACTACTTATCTACCTATTCAATGGCGGTTATTGATGGGGACGGAGTTTATGAGTACCTTTTAAACAAAGACGTTAACTTCATTCGTGCGGCTTACCCAGACCCAACTTATACGGGTTTACCCCGATACTACGCTTTATTTGGTTCGAGACTAAATGACCCTACCGAACTTACCTTTATGCTAGGCCCAAAACCCGATTCAGACTACGGAGTGGAACTTCATTACAACGCTTATCCAGAATCTATTGTGGATGCTGGTACGTCTTGGCTTGGTGATAATTACTCGCCCGCATTGTTGTATGGTAGCTTGGTTGAAGCTTACACGGTTTACATGAAAGGTGAGCCAGATCTAACCAATATCTATATCCAGCGATATAATGAAGCAATGCAACAACTCAATAGGTTGGGTACTGGACTAGAACGCAATGATGCCTACCGCTCGGGCCAAGCCTCTATTAAAGTTAATCCGTAATGCATACGACTCGTAAAAGCGCACTAGCCGCGGAAGAGAAACAGTATTTTACTGGTAAACCCTGTAAAACAAGTAAGCATATTGCCAATCGCCGCACTAAAACGGGTGAATGTATGGCTTGCCGCGCTGATTTTCTTATTGAATGGCGGGCTAAAAACCCAAGCAAAGTAAAGCAACATAATGATACTCAATATGAGAATCACGCTAACAGTCTTATTGCTAGGTCAAAAAAGTTTTACGTAGAAAATATAGAAGTACTGCGCGGTAAATCTAGAGACTACCAAAAGAAAAATCTTCATATTTACGCTAAAAATGGTGCTAAACGAAGATCAGCTAAACTCCAACGTACCCCCGCATGGCTCACAGATAATGACCATTGGATGATTGGGCAAGCCTATGAATTAGCTGCATTAAGGAGTAAAATGACAGGGTTTGTGTGGCACGTAGATCATGTAGTACCTTTACAGGGTAAAACCGTATCCGGCTTGCACACACCGTATAATTTGCAAGTTATTCCAGCAGCAGTTAATATCAGCAAATCTAACAAATTTTTAGGAGCATAGAATGGCAATTACCCAAGGTATGGCAGACTCGTTCAAGGTACAAATCCTTGCTGGTCAACAAAATTTAACATCTGGTGCGACACCTGTATATAAGATTGCTTTGTATACTAGTTCAGCGACTCTATCAAACGCAACAACCGCGTACACGACTTTAAATGAGCAGACTAGTTCTAGTTCAAACTACACCGCTGGTGGTAATACACTAACAATTAGCCAAAGTCCTA